AAGGCAAAACCTCGCGGTATGGCATCGACCTTGTTCGGCTCGATACAGACCACTGGAAAAGTTGGGTTCATGAACGCCTTCATTGGCCCGTCGAGGAAACGTTAGGCGCGTGGTTTCTGCCGTATGATGTCGATAATGAGTACATGAAACAGATAATTTCCGAATCGCGATCGACAACGCCGTCGGGCAAGCCGATCTGGATCGAGCACAGCCGCGACAATCACTTTCTTGACTGCGAGGCAATGCAGGCGGCGGGCGCGCATCTTCTCAACATGGCGCGGGTGCCGCCGAAAGCACCGCGCCGGGTGCCGACGCGCGTGGTACGCCCAGGACAATCGGAACAAGCCGAACCGGGCCGCGCCGCGTCAATTGTCTCGCGACTCGCGTAGATATACGGAAATCTTGTCGCTGACTTCGTTGAGCCATAAGAGCCATCCGGGCGCGCAGTGAAGGAAGTCTTCTTCGGTCATGTCCGGCGTGCGATAGCGGCGAACCGCTTCGCTGCATGCGGCCTGCGCTTCGAGCAGCAATTGGTCGGCTTTATTTTCTTTGCTCTCTGCCATTTCGTCGTCTTTCCCTGGCGAGGAAGTTTTGCATTTGAATTAGCTTGGGATTGCCAGCGATGGCGTGCATTTCCTGGTCGGTCAGCGGACGCAGCCGCAGATCGTCACCGAAAGCCGACAGATGACCGCAATATCTACAGATCGACAGGTCGCCCGGCTGTACCGGCGCGATGCCGTCGCTCATGGCACCATCAAGCACGGTGTTGCAGTACGAGCACTTGCTTTTGGGAACGTGGGCTTTCATTCGACGCCGACTCTTTTATCCCATGCCGTGAAAGGTTGCCGATCAATATCCCAAAGCAGCGGCCAGCCACTGATGTCGTGCGGCGACAGCCAGGGCTGCGGCATCAGCAGTGGGACTTGATCGAGGATGTCGGTTTTATTGAATACCACTCCGGGAAATATGATGCTCGGCCCGGCCGCCTCGCGCATGCCCTTCGGTGGCGGATCGCGCGGCGGATCACGCGGCGGTTCGCGCGGCTCGCGGCTTGGCGAAATATCCCAGCAGTGATCCGACCCATGCCAGTACAGATGCCGGTGCGGAAACGCCCGCCGCGCATCCTGATGTGAAAGGCAGGCCGCGCTGGCGGCTACGGTTGGGGACAGGAAACCAACCAGCGCGGCCAGGAGCAGTCGCGTCATTTTACTGACTCGCCTGCTCCGTTCCCGCTTCCTCCGATCCTGGCGGGATATTGAAGGCAGCCAGCGCCGCCTCGATCGTGGTGAACAGGCCCTGAAAGCGGCCGACGTTGTAAACCGCCTCATCGCGCTGCGCGATGCAGGTATTGATCCTGCTTTCGATCGTGTTGCGCATCCGCTCCATTTCGTCGATGCGGATTTTCAGCGCGCTGATTTCGTCCTTTAATTCGCCGACATGATTGTGCAGCCAATCGCGTTCGTTGGCGATTTGTTGATGCGCCAGTAGTCCGGCTTCCACGGCCTTCTGTCGATCGGGCGGCAGGTCCGGGACCGCCGGAACGGGCGGGCCGTTTTTAATGCGCAAGTTCGTCGTGATGGTTTTCATTTCGTCCTCGATCATGGTTTTCCCTTTTAACGGTGCATCAGCGGAATAATGAGAAGCAGCGCGGTGGCGAACCCGGCAAAGAAGCTTCCGACGGCAATGGCCCACACGTAAGTTTGCCGCATGATGACGTCGTCGTGCTTGGCTCGCCGATGCAGGTCATCGACGATCCGATGCAAGCGCGCGTTTTCTTTTTCTTGGTCGAACATTTCGCCCCCCCCGTTCAAGTGCGACTTTACTTTGCCGAATCGGCGGCAGTCTTACGGACGGCGGCGGATTTTGCAAGCCGAAGTTTTCCACACCAGGCTTTTGACCGATAAGCCGCGCTGTGCGACGTTGCCCTGGGCCACGGCTCGCGGGGCGTGCATGGCGCATATCATCAACCTTGTCGTTGTCCTGGGCACGCTGCTCGGCATCCAGGCCGCGCTGGCGATGATCCTGGTTTACGACCTGACCCGCGAGTCTCATGGCATTCGACCCATCGCAAAGCGTCCTGGCCGGAATGGACACGGCCACGCTGCAAACCAATCTGGCCGACGCGCAAAAAACCCTTGCGCTGCTGATGACCGGACGGCGTCTGGTCAGCGGTAGCTACAACGGCAAGTCGGTGACTTATTCACAACTCGACATCGGCTCGCTTGTAATGTGGATTTATATGTTGCAGCGTCAGCTTGGGCTTGTCGGGCCAAGGCGGGCATTGATTCCATACTACAGGTGACGTGATGTTCTGGTGGGATGACATCATTGTACGGCTGGCACGAATCGAGTCCAAACTGAGCATACTCATTGCTAAGGAGATTCGCGAAATGGCTACGATTGACGACATCAAAGCGGCAGTCACGGCGGCAGACACCGTCGAGGCTTCTGCGATAACGCTTCTGCAACAACTCGCGACGCAACTGCAAACCGCGATCAACGCCAACGATCCGGCTGCGCTTCAAGCGGTGGTTGACGACATCAATGCCAACGCAAAGTCGCTCGGTGATGCCGTGGCGGCGAATACGCCAGCGGCACCGGCAACGGCACCGCCTGCGTGAGCGGCATCATCGCTCTAAACCGCTCGATCAATTGGGGCGGTCATGTGTACTGGCAGGGTGATACAATCACCCTGCCTTCTATTTGGTTCAATTGCATGGTCGTGACCGGATTTATTATCAACGCATTATCGGCAAATCCGCTCAATCCGCCCCCGCCAGTTGTTTCGCCGACTCACTTGTGAGACAGCCGGATCAGTTCGATTTCGGCTATCCGATTTATCGCGCATCACCGAACAGCTTTGAACATCCGCGCGGCGACTGGCGCTATTGCGACGATGACAGCCCGGTGAAGCTGCTTGCGAGACGCTGCCCGGCTTGTTTTGAACTCAGGACGATGGCTGGGCATGATCCCTGCATTGCGGATTTACCCGGCGTTTATTCGGCCTGCTGCGGCCACGGCGTGGTCGAACCCTATGTCAACATCTATGGCGAAATGACCCGGCTGATCGGCGCAGCGGCGCTGGATTGGTTTCGGCGTCATGGCAAAGGACCGCCGCAATGACTGAAAAAACCGGGCTGTGGCAATGGGGCGACAGCGATGTGCCTGCGCCGATCGAGCGTGATAATCGCGGCGTGACCATCAACGGCCGCCCGCAGCGGCCGCCCAGGGTGTCCGCCCTAGCCGGTGGCGGCCGACAGTTCGACGGCCCGCCTTATGATGCGGCATCGGTTGTCTCGACCCACCTGGGACCGTGGCAGCCCTATCTGTGGTCGCCGGATTCCGAACTCAACATCTGGCGCGACCGCATCGTTGCGCGCGTTCGCGATCTGGTCCGTAACGACGGCTGGGCTGCCGGGGCCGTGACCCGCATCCTCGACAATGTCATCGGGCCGAACTTAAGGCCGATCGCCAAGCCGCATTGGCGCTACTTGCAGACAATTACTGGCAACAAGGCGTTCGATTCCGAATGGGCCAAGGAATACGGCTTGGCCGTCGACGCGCTGTGGTGGCAATGGGCCGAAGGCGACGGCTTCTGGTCGGATGCCTGCCGCAATCAGAATTTCAGTCAGCTAATGCGGGTCGCGTTCCGCCATAAACTGATCGACGGCGATGCGCTTGCCTTCATGGACTGGCTGCCCGACCGCGATGTCAATTATGGCCGCGCCAAGTTTCACACCGTCATCACGCTCATTGACCCGGACCGGCTTTCAAATCCGAATCTGCAATTTGATCAGCTTTTCATGCGCGGTGGCGTGCACATCAACGATCGCGGCGCGGCCGACGGTTATTACATCCGGCGCGCACATCAAAGCGACTGGTTCACGGCAGCGGAATCGGTGACCTGGGATTTGATCCCGCGCGAGACGTCTTGGGGACGGCCCATAGTCGTGCACGATTTTGACGGCGACCGGGCGAGTCAGCATCGCGGCGGCGCGGGCATTTTCACGCCGATCCTGCAACGCATTCGCATGCTGGCGAAATACGACGAAGCGGAAATGGATTCGGCGATCATCAACGCGGTGTTTGCCGCGTTCATCGAGTCGCCATACGACCATGACCTGACCGCCGAGGCATTTTCAGACGGCAGCCAGCTTTCGTTTTATCAGGAATTGCGCAAAGAATTTCATGAAGGCCGCAGCACGATGATCGGCAGCGCCCGGCTGCCGATGCTGTTCCCAGGTGAGAAGATTAACAGCGTGACGCCGAACCGGCCGATCGCCAATTATCGCTCGTTCGAGAATGCGGTGCTGCGCAACATCGCCACCGCAATGGGACTATCGGCGCAGCAGATTAGCAACGACTGGTCCGACGTGAATTACTCAAGCGCCAGGGCAGCGCTGCTCGAATCCTGGAAGACGCTCGATCGGCGCAAGATCGAATTTGGCGCGCATTTCTGCGCACCGATTCGCGGTGCGTGGCTCGAAGAAGTGCACGAACTGCATCCCGATTGCGTGCCGCTGCCGAACGATCCCCCGGAATTTGCCGAATCGCGCGGGGCCTATGCGCGGGCGCGCTGGATGGGTCCGGGCCGTGGCTGGGTCGATCCGGTCGCCGAGAAGCAGGGCGCAGTCCTGGGCATGCAGGCGGCGCTCAGCACGCTCGAAGAAGAATGCGCGCAGCAGGGCCTCGACTTCGAGGAAGTCTTGGAGCAGCGCAAGTACGAGATAGAATTATTCAAAAAGTACGACATCGAAGCGCCGGACTGGTCGGGCGAGCACAAAGAACAAAAACGCGGCCTATCGCCAGCGCAGCGCGGTGAAACCGAACGCAGGCAGGGCGGTACGCTGCCAGCCAAACCGAAACGACCGTCGGAAAAGGCCCCAGCCAAATAAAGGGGCCGCATGAACGGCACCGTCCCGCACCGTTTTGCGTCGAAGGGCTTCTGACTTCCTCCCGGAATTCCTTCCCGGCGCGTTGATCCCATGAGCGGACGCGGGGCGGTGTCGGCCTTCAATTGGGAGATATATATGGCAAATGTGACCTTCGCGGCAGTGATGACGCAGTTGAACGTCACCAAAAAGCAGCTTTTATTTCTGATGCAAAACCCGTCGTTCCCGGCGGAAAATGCCGGGGCAGCATCGTCGGATCAGGCGACGTTTGTTGACACGCAGATCACCAGCTTCGTGACGCTGATGCAGAACGCCAAGGCCAACGGCTTTGCCCTGAACGAGAGCATGCTGAAAAACGCCAACTTCAATAACCTAGCGGCGGCCGCAGCGGGGAAGTTTCCGCAACGAAATTATTCCGATCCAGTTGACGTCATGCTTGCTGAACTCCCCCCGGTGGTCGGACCGTAATGCACATCGAAATCAAGGGCACCGACTTTCTCAAAGAGGCGCAGGCGATCGGCGCGACCGCCGATCAACTGCCGTTCATCATGTCGCTGTCGCTCAATCGCGCGGTCAAAAGTACACGCGATTATTTGGTCAAGACCACATGGCCGCAATCGGTCACGGTGCGCAATCCGAACTTCATTAGCAACGCGCTGCACATCGAATGGTCGGACAAATATAATCTGTCGGTGTCGATCTATGATCAGCTCGGCCGCGCCTCGCTGAAAGCGCACGCCGAAGGCGGCATCAAGGTTCCGAAGGGCCGTGACATCGCGATCCCGAACAAGCGCAACGTGCGTCTGGGACCGCACGGCGTGCCGTCAAGCGAGAAGCCGCACAACTTGCGCAAAGGGTTCCGCAGCGCCGATCGGATTTATCAGGTGGTCGGGCGCGGCAAGGGCCGCTTTCTCAAGCCGATGTATATTCTGCGGCCAAAGGTGAACATTAAAAAAGACGTTCCATTTCATGAGGACTTCCGCGAGCAGATTACACAAAACATCAACGATGAATTGCCCGGCGCGGTTATTGACGCTATGCGCACTGCTCGCTAGCGCGAGCCCGGCCGTCGCTGGCGATCTGCCCGATCCGGCCAAGACGCCGGGGCTTGCCGATCCGCAACTGACGCAGGCCCGGCTTTGCCGCCGAACCTTTCACACCGGCACGGTGCGTGCGGTCGATGCCTCGTTGAAGAAAAAAGTTTATGCCAGTTACGGCATGTCACCGACATTGCCGCCCTGCCCCTGCGAGGTCGATCATCTCGTCTCGCTGGAAATAGGCGGCGCGAACGATCAGAAAAATCTGTGGCCGCAAAGCTACGACACCCAACCGTGGAATGCGCACATCAAGGATCAACTGGAAAACCGGCTGCATCATCTGGTCTGCACCGGCAGAATCAGTTTAGCTGACGCGCAGCACGAAATCGCAACGAACTGGATCGCCGCTTATCAGCAGTGGATGCCGAGCAGCAATCCGCGTTCGCGGATCAACAAACGATGGCAACCATTACCATAAGGTTTTCGCGTTGTGCGCCGCCCAATCTCAGAGAGATGTGGCTGCAAAAAAGCCCGATTGATTATTCGAAATGGATTTGCCGTGCCACTCACTCGCCTTTTAGTCATGGCGATCTGGTTCTTAGTGATGGCACTTTGCTGGGTGCAAGTGATAATAAATTTGCGCCAGTTATCCAAGGGAATGCGCGGGGGGTAGCGATCCGCCCGCCGAATTATCAGCGCTTTCACATCCGGCGCGACGCCCGTATTCACACCGACGCCGATCGCGCCAAGGCGTTCGAGGATTATTGCCGCAAGCAGATCGGCAAGCCGTTCGACGGTTCGGCGCTGAAGCCGGGCGTGTTTCTGTCCGGCGATTTCTCAAACCGGGACTGGCGCACCGAAGAAGCGTGGTATTGCTTCGAATTGATGGCGCGCGCCACCGAAGAAGCGCACCTGTTCGGCTATAAGCTTGCCAACATCAAGAATCGGGTCAGCGCTGCCGATTATCTGTTGATGATCGGCCCGCGTCTTGACTTCGACGCGTTCATGAAACCGATCCCGACTTTGCAAATGGCACCCTGGGAGATGTGATGGCAAAGGTTTTTCATCGCGGCAAGAAACCGGCGCGGCCCGACGCGATTGCGTTCAGGTTCGGCGATTATCTGAACGAGGCGCAACTGCCGCAGGTGCCGCATGTGTTCGGCCATGTGCATTCGTCGCCGATGCAGGGCTGGGGCATGTTCGGCAACTCGATGGCAGGCGATTGCGTCTGCGCCGGGGCCGAGCACGAGTCGATGGTTTGGGCGATGGCGACCAAGCGCACCATGCCGAAATACGACGACGGCATTTCGCTGAAGAATTATTCCGACATGCTCGTGGACGAAGGCGGGCGGCCATATGATCCGCACGACCAGTCAACCGACACCGGCCTCGATATGCAGCGGGCCGC